TTGATACTTACCAGCGGCTGTAATATTATAACCTCTACGTTGGAAACTCTTAGAAGAACAAGTAGGGCAACATAAGTCAGTACCTTCTATTAATGTCCTATTTAGATGATTCCTAATCCAAGGTTTAAAGCGTTCATAGACAGCTTCTAAAAGGATTACATCGTTTTTATTGTATTCTTCCATAAGCTTCCAGGCTTTAGGGATACCAGCCATACATTGTACCCATAGTTCATGACCACTGTGCTCAGTCTTTTTACCTAGACCAAGAGACTGTGCAACATAGTCAAGCTTATTAGATACAAATCTAAAGCGACTCTTAGCAACAGTTAGTAGATCAATCTCTTTGAAGGGAGCTGGTGGAAACATTCCATGTAAAAGAAACTCTTTGTTAAGAGAAGGAATATCAAAACGTCTACCATTGTAATGGATAACAGCATCTGCTTCATCTAATAGTTTATGAATACCCTCTAGCATTTTCTTTGGAGTAGACTTTTTAACAGAATCAAATACCATCTTCTTATCACCAAGCCATTTGGCTGCATAACACATTACATAAGAAGACTCTCGTAGTTGATTAAGACCAATGTTCTGATCCCATATACCCCATACATGAGCTACGTTAGGAGCCATTTCAATATCTAATAGTAAGATTTTACTCATGATACTTTACCGCCCTCTTGTTTAAATACTTCTAACTCTTGTTCGGCTTCATCAAAGTTAATTTTAATAATACCATTATGAACTAAATTCTTAATAGCATGATCCATTAAGAACGCAGCTTCATCTGGATCTACATGGAAATCAAAGTCATAAGAACCATCATCATTTACTACACAATTTTTTATAAGCATTAAGCCAATCCTTTCTAAAGTCTAACCATTCAAACCCATTGTCTGTAGCCCACAGACCATAGGTTGTTTTACTCCGTTTAGTAATCTTATTATCAGGGTTCATAAACAAGAATATAATTCTAATTGTTGGATTAGAATCTCTAAACCAAATCATTTTCTTTCTGGTATCTAGATCTAGTTTTCCTTTTGCTTCTAGATATACACTTGCACTACCTGTTTTAAAATCAGGAATGTAAGTCCTGGTGATAGCAGGTTGAACAAATTTATATTTAGAAGGTTCATACTTAACAGATGGATAATGTTTTTTAAGAACACTCCATACTTTCTCTTCTAGTTTACTCTTGAATGTTGGCATTAAATCTTTCTTGATAGTCATCAATAGGAGTACGAAGAATCCATAATACTCTTGCATTCATTAAGAACTCTTCGTCATTTCCATAAGCAGTTCTTACTATGTCAAACATTTCTTTTTCAGTTTGACAGTTAGCTAAAAGGTTATCTGCTTTTTTAGTACCAATACCTTCAACACCTTTAATGTTATCAGAAGTATCTCCTTTCAAACATTGTTTATAGAAAAGTCTGAGACCTTCTAACTCTGTTTGGGTAACAAAGATATCAGGTCTAGACCATCCTTTCCCAGTAATTTCCCACGAGAAGTGATTACCAGGAACTTGCAATAAATCTTTGTCAAGTGAACATATTATAGAATCCTTAGTTTGGTTAATAGCTAAGGCATCGTCTGCTTCCAGTGTGTCTGGAGCAAACTCTGCGTTTAGTTTCTCTATGCTATAATCTTGTAGATCTTTGAGATGCCTTGGTTTAGGTTGTGTCCTATTTGCTTTATACTCTGGGTATATTTTCTTTCTAAAATTATTAGGACCAGTTAAGAAAGCTCTATAACTAGTAGCATTAGTTTTAGTTAAGATGTTGTCAAGCAGTTCATCAATACGATAAACTGCTATGGCAAACTCATCTTGTTCAGCAGATGCTGCACACCTATAACAAAGTAAATCTTGATCTATAAGAGCTAGCATCTAGTTATAAAAGTACATCATCTTCAAGGTTATCAATAGCATCTATACCTTTTTTCTCTGCAAAGATGTATTCCTCAAATTGTTTAGCGACTCCAAGCACTCCCTCAACTGTAGGTTTACTATCTTTAAGGAGATCAATAGCAGAAGAGATTGAACTTTGACGAATAATATACACCTGTCTAGCAGCCCGTTCTTCCTTAGTTTCATAATTACTCCCTGTTACTCTTGTTGAATTATTACTTGTTGATGCTGCTGGTTTATTATCTGCCACTGTAGCGTCTCCTCCTAAACCTGTCCATTGCCAATAACCATTAGCATCTTTCTCGGTTGTTACATTTACTTGTGTTCCCTTCTCCCAAGTTTGTGCTGCTTTAAATACTTGTGGATTAGAGAAGGACATGAGCTTTTTAGATTGAGCTTGACCTTGATCATTCTTGTATGTTACTTCAAGAGACTGGTAAGTTCGACCATTCTTTGCTGCATGTGTATTTGGTGCTCCAACATCAATCACTGTTATTTGCATTTACTACCTCCATGTTACCCCAGTTAGGGCCTATTTGACATTCAACTCGCATTGGCAAATTGAATTCTTTACCAAATAACTTTTTAAAGTTAGCTGGTATATCATTGAAACATTTATCTACTAAATTTACTATACTAATATTATCCCATACTTTGGAATCAAAGTCAAGTATTATAGAATCGTGTACAGTATTAACAATTTTTACTCCTTTCTTTTCTAACAATCTATTTCTTAAACTAACTCTGGCAATAGCCATAAGGTCTGCACCGAGTCCTTGCACTGGATAGTTAAGGATCTTGGTGCGAGGCCATTCGGCTCTACCATATCTTATATCAGGTTCATAAGCATAGACTCTACCTGTAGGCATAACAAGTTTTCTATCACGTTTAGCATCTTCCATAATCTTATCATGCCATTGTTTAAGACCTGAATACTTTTTATAAAACTCATCTATAACATTCTGCCAAAAGGTTTCATTACCAATGTCTCTAAAGTTAGGGTCATTAGCATATGAATAAGACGAACCTCCATAGATTAATCTAAACACAAAGGTCTTAGCAATAAGTCTTGAAGGTAATCCAAAGCGTTCTTGATTATCGGCATGTTGATCTACACTAGCCCATATTTCATCAAGAGCAGTCTTGTCTTGAGATAGATAGGTTGCTCCTACCCACTCTAATTGTTTAGCGTCAGCTTGTAATAACATTAAGGATACCTAGATGTAAATAGTTCTTTAATCATACCATCAAAGTTTTGTAAGTTAGGTTTACTAGAAGATAGTCTACCTGTTCTTGCAACACATTGATTTAGTTGTCCATAGATAATCCCTTTAGGCCAGTTCATTTCTTTAATAAGATTAAGTAAACCTCTGTAATATGTGGTTACTCTTTTCTCTAAAGTTGAACGGAATAAAAGAATCTCTCTTGCTTCTCTGGCTTTTAATGAACCTCTTAAAGATTTTAAAGTAGCTTCATCTGTAGAGTAGAAGCCTTCTTTCTGTAACTCAGATCCTTTAAGAGGAGTAAATAGTCTAGGGAATTCTACTTGATATTCTTCCCATCGTTCTTTAACTTGACCTGATCTACTACCCGTTTTAAAGACTCCGCAAGCAACTCTACGGCGGAGGCTAATAGTCCCACCGTATAAGAAAGCACTAAGATGATCATTGCTGCTAGGGTTAAAGCCAGGACAATTATGGAATTGAAACAGGAAGTTGTCAAGTCTATCAACTTCTTGTTCAGTTTGGTTAGCCAATTCATTACTTTTCTCCTCATTAAATAACAAACCATTAAATTCCATTTCTTGTAGACCAAGTAGATCTTGGTTATGTAAACTAATAAGTCTAGCTAGTAATGGATTTTGTTTTACTTCTTCTACTTGTTTTAAGTATACTTGTTCAGTTAACCTAAGGTCTTGCTCTAGGTATTCTTCAAGTATATCTTTTGGTATTTCAGTTGTATCTATTTTGTTTTTCCAATACTCTGTGGAGACTACATCAAGTTTAGTTTCTAAACCATAATGTTCACATACTTGGTTTAAACTTGGATAAGGAGTTTGTTGTCCTTGTAGAATAAAGTGCACTAACTGACAGTCCCAAATCTTGTTGGACTGGAAGTTAATGCCATATCTTTTTAACCAGTGTAAATCAAACTTAATGTTAAAGCCAACAAGAATAGTGTCATTGTTAATGACATTCTGTATAGTGTTAAGTTGTTCCCTGTATGGATTTCCACTAAATTCAATATCAAATAAACTAGAAACATTATTATTATGAATTCCGACATAGCAAAGTTTATTCCTTTCATCAAATGGATTGCCTTTATTACTGATGGTTGTTTCTACATCAATGACTAGGTAGTTCTGCATTCTATAAGTCCTCGTATCTTGCAATCTCAGGTTTAATTAATACTTGTGCACTACCATGTCTAAGTTCAGGTAGTGTATCAGAATCACCTAACAGTTTATTCTTAGTAATGTTAAGGTATCTAGTTCTACTAGTGTTATCTTGTTCTTTACCAATACCAAGGATCCAGTCAGCTTCGCCTTGCTTAGCAGTCTTGCTGCCATCAACCATATCCATTGTTAACCATAACTTACCTTCTGCTTCACCACCAGCTTGAGATACTCCTATCACTGGTGCATATGTCTTAGCAATTTCACGAGCCCATTGATAGATAGCTTTTAGTTCAAGGTCATTACGATCACCTTTAAAACCTTTGATCTTATCTATTTGGTCAAAGATAATTAAAGCAGGATTAGATTCTTTTAGGATTGCTTCTATTCTAGAAGCTCTTGATGAATCTTCAAAGTCATATATCTTAATCCTATTTTGAACTAAGTCTTCAAATTGTTTTTGATACATATCAAGATTAGAAAAGAGCTTTTCGGTTGTTACCCCGAGCACCGCTTGGTAACAACGAATAGCGACTTTGTTTCCTTGTTCTTCGTTATTAAACCAAAGTACTTCTCCATCTGTTTGTTGAATCATTTTAGATATCTCACTAGCTAAGAAGGTAGTTTTACCTGTTTCTGGTCTAGCAAATATAAATCCAAAGTCTCCTTGTCTTAAAGATCCTAAACTCTTATTGAGAAAGTTTAGTCTCCATCTAAGACCAGGTGTAGCTACCTGTGTTTCATGTAGTTTTCTTAAATCAAACTGAATAGCCTTTGCTTCAGTAGCTTCTACTTCTTGATGCTCAAAGTCATTGAACAAAGCAAGAAGAGATTCTATAGAAGCTTTACCATCTTCTACATCTAGTGCAGTTCTTGCTACTTCTCCAGCAAGACATCTTCTTCTGTGTTCTTCAAGAAGTCCTATTACTGCTTCTTTGTTAGACACTTCATTGTCTAAGATCCTATTAATTAATTCTGTTAATTCTTTTCTTTCAGAATCTTTTAATAAATAATTACTATTATAAACTAATTCTAATTCTTGTTTATTAATATTATTATTGTTATTGTATTTGTTATAGTAGTTATCTATAGTTATAAATAGTTTATATAAATTACTATAGTTAACTTTA